ATTGCTGGATTGTCGCGAGGGCTTCCGATTCAAGTTCGGCGTACCCTTCACTGTGGACGGTTAAATGCATTTTGCGGCCTCCCATGGTCGCTAGTTGTTAACAGTTCCCATTGAACCACACGGGGCGGACAATTACCAGAACTATCTGCCGTCGGGGATGGCCACTAATAGTGGTAGGAGCTCGCGTTGGTTTGTCGCTCTCCGTGGTTGGCGTTCGTGGTGATAGTTGAGGTCTGAGTCGTCGTGAAAAGCGATGCGACCCACCACTGCGAGAGGGCCGCAGCGATGGGTCGCAAATTTATGTGGGGGGATATGTGGGGGGCTATGTGATCACTAGCAACCTATCACTGTTGAGTGCGGCGCTGCATCCTGCACCGAATGCTGGTGAGAATACGGCGTCGGGGTGCTTGATGATCTCGTCGTAGATGCCGCAAGCGTATTCGCCTACGGTGTCTCCGATGAGGTGGGCGCACTGGTGAGTGGTCCGATCCCATATGCCGAACGGGCAAGTGCCCTGCTTGCAGCAGAACCCTGACCGTACACAATCGCTCATGCCGTTGCTTTCAACAGTGTGGCGGCACCTTTGGTGAGGGGCATATCGCCGAACACTAGTTGGTCCACATGTTTGCCTTGGGTTGAGCGTCCTTTGCCTCGTTGGACGTGCTGTTCGTAGCCTTGGACGGCCATGAGTGCTCCCCACTTTGTTTCCCTGATGAAGCCATTGAGGTCGTCGCCACGGTATCGAGCGACAATCGCATCGAACTTGTTGTCCCACTGGGTGAGAGCTTTAGCGGTGTCCTCGGTATCTTCGGGGCGAGGTGGCAGTAGGTCCTTGGTCATATCCATGAACTGTCCCTCAGTGAATGACGTGTCGATCCATCGTTCTACTTCTTTGTTGATCTCTTGTTGGAATTCGAGATTGGCGTAGAAGATTCCGATAGCGGCGTCCAAATATTCTTCGGCGTTGCGAGTGTGACGGATAGTCCACGTTGCTGACTGGTTGCCCAGGACATAAGCGGCGAATGTGTTGGCACATACAACTACTCCGAGAGTAGGTCGAGCCGATAGCGACACTGATGAGTCGTGAGCGTCGGCCAGTGTGAAGTATCGGTTTATCTTCGAGTAGTTTTCGATGTCGATAGGTTCTCCAACTTGCAGTGTCACGTACCCTTTGCGGCCATGCTGCAGGGTGCCTTTAGATTCGACACCAGTAGCGAACCCTCGGTCCAGCAAACTTGCGACTACTTCATCCATCAAGTGGTACTGGGTGATGGCTCGCTGCTCGGTGACCCCGATGTTCAGTGGGTAGCCATTGTCTGAGCGGCGGATCATGTAGTGATCCCTCACTCCCTCGAATAGTTCGATAGGGATAAAGGGCCTCGGCTCGTATCCACCATTCAGTTCGTGGTTCTCGATAGCTCGTTTGGTGTCAAAGTCGTTGCTGTTTTTGGCTGCACTCCATTGAGCCCTTGTTGGGTTCTTCACGTACAGCGGTTCACGTTCGGCAACGAACGGCCATGGGTAATCCAAGTATGTGTCCAAGTCGATGAGTTCGCCGTGGACGTGACCTTTTTTGTGCCACGCTGTTTTGGCATACAGCGCTAGGTCGTCTTCGTATATGTCTGCAGACATTTGTCTGTCTCCTTGTTTAATGACAGTGAGCCTCCCTGACTCACTAAATAGCAGGATACATAACTGGGACAGAGTGCACAAGTATTCATGTCAACAGATTCGGATGATCGCATAGGAATTGTGGGCTGGGTCATGTTGGCCGTGGTTGTTGTGGCCTTCGATTCGTGGGCGTTGGCGGCGAATCGGCAAACGATGTCGGCGGCGTTCTTGGATGCGACACGTAAACCAGTATGCCGTGAGGTGCTAATGGTTATGTGGGGGGCGCTTACTTGGCATTTGTTTGGGGGGCGGCCTGACCCGTTACGGAAACTGGTGGGCTAGTCGTGTAGTATGGCGTTCAACCTTAGGAGGCTGAATGTCAGTAATAGAAGTATGTGGGTGCCACGGGTTGAAGGCGTGCCCAACCGTTTGGGTGGGGGGCCCCCAGATTCTTGAGATCACAATAGAATCTGGGAAGAAGTGTTGGGTTGTCCAAGGAGATGGGATGGCTCATTACACGTTGGGGGATGCTCAAGCCCGATTGAAGCAACTTGCCTATGTTCCCGAACCAGTTATCGGTGGGGAGGGATAAATGCCGAAAGTTAAACAGGGTCGCAAGCCGAGCTACCTACCAGTATGCGATGGGGCATGTGACGGGTTTCTACAGAACCGTTGCCCCAAGTGTGTGCGAGCCGTCAAACAGAACGGCTCGAAGCAAGGTCGGGGTCCCTCGATCTACAGTGAGAAACAACCAACACTGGGTGAGCTTGTGCGGTTGAATCCTCATCTACAATGGACAGACAACCAACTCAGGGAAGCAGGATTGTTGTGAGTGAAGAACCAGAGACAGAGTTCGACAAACTATGGACGGAGTGTCATGCGGGGTTACACATTATGCGTTCGTTCGCTGCTCATCTCATGGAGATGTCGGCGCGCTTGGAAAACGCAATGGTTGATTTTAACAATGCGGACTGGCCCCAGAATTTGATGGGCGCTGATTGGCCGAACAAGAATCCTGTCGACCAGCACAATCGAATCAAGGGCGACGATAACGTCGTGCCGTTCCCAACCGAGCAAGAGTGAGTTGGGTAGCTATTTGGCTACTCATCGACATCGCTGGGGTTAACACTACGAGCCTCGATCACCAAGAAATTGTGGAAGCAGCTAGCTCCTATGATTGGCCGGTGGTTGAGGCTCTTAGCGTTGCGTGGTGTGAGAGTCAATTCAAACGGACCGCTTTCAACGGAGTTGATCATTCTGTTTGGCAGATCAACCAGAATTGGTGGGGGGCACCCATTTTTGGAGAAGATATGTGGAGGGACCGCTATCAGATCCACACCAATGCAGCGATGGCCTATCACATCTGGGTAGCTGGGGGCCGCTCTTTTCGATGGTGGAGTTGTGGGTCCCACACTCGCCGGTAGCCGATTGTTATAATAGAGCTAGCGCGATAGGGAGAGCCGCCCCGATGGGGCGCGAGCAGATAGCGCGGAGGAGACACATGACTTATTTGAGCGATGACCCACCTGATGTTGGTTGGATTTGCAGGTATTGCAGTAAGCAGGACCACAATCACTTCTGGATGGAGCAACCCGTAGAGGATTGTGATTGTTGTGCAGACCATATGGCTGAGGTTGCAGCATCAGATGATGCGGACCGCCGCATTGATGAAGCGCTGGGAAGCTGATGATGAAACAAAGAAGAGTGATAGCAGCCGCTACATGTCAGAGGTGTGGATCAGCCCATTCTGTTACGGTAGAGAGAGACGACTGGTTCAAGTACATGGAGGGCGAGTTAGTTCAGAACGTGTGGCCCGAGTTTTCGTTGAACCTTCGAGAAACTTTGCGGGGGGCCCGAGCCGGTTACTACTTCTGTCCTCCTTGTTTCGATGTCATTCACTTCGACCCTGACAACGAGTTGCAAGATGCATAAAAACAAGCCACCCAAACACGAACACAAGTTTCGTCAAAGCTTCCTGAACCAATGGTTTCTGTGTCCAGAGTCCGCTCGCCGACAACACCTTGGGCTGATGCCACCCGAAACGAATAACAGTAATCTTGTGCGGGGGAACGCCGTCCATGCCGCCATCGAATGGTTTGGTATGGAGTGGGCTGAAACAAACCGCCTTCCTGATGAGGGGGAGCTTGTCGAGTTCGGCTTAAACGAGTTTCAACTATTCGGCAACGAAGATGGGACAGTCTGGCATCAGGAACCCGAGCAGGTGGAAGATGCGGTGCGGGGCAACCTCAACCTATGGCATGAGGAGGTCCTCCCCCAACTAGAGTGTCCCACTGATGTGGAGATTCATTTTGATCGTGTGCTGTGGGAGGACAACGACCGCATCATCCGTTTATCTGGAACCTGTGACTGGGTGCAAGACGACTGGCTTGTCGACTGGAAGAACCCATCGAAGGCTCCACGTAAGAACGAAATGTGGATCAAAAAACGATCCAATTTGCAGTCCCACGTTTATTCGTGGGCGCTTGATACACCAAAGTTTTCTTTGTGTCATTTGTCGACCCCTGAGGTGGCGTGGACTCATATGGTGCGGGGTGCTGCTGACTATGCGGCACTCATAGATCTATGTCTTTCTGTAGCGATACAGATAGAGGCGAACCTACCATCCGCGCTAAAGCAGTGGGACTCATGGTATTGTTCACCGAAGTGGTGCGGAGCTTGGGACACTTGCCGAGGCAAGTTCTTAGGTGACGATCCATTCTAGTCAGCCATCCACAACCGATAGGAGTAAGCATGGCTAGCGATTACAACCCCGCAACGGGGATCATCCAAACAGCCGCCCATGTGGCGGGACGAATACACGCAGGCTCAGGTAATCAAGATGCTTGGGCGGCTTCATTTGAAGTTGTCCTCGCTGTCCTCTTGGAAGAGGTCGAAGATGCCAGTTCTAAAAGCGCTGCGTCTACTACGGGAAGCGTTTCCAGGTCTAGTGGTAACGCAACTCCAACGCTAGCGAGCCCCCCTCAGGGCGGCGATAGCGGTGGACTACTCGGTAACGACTCGAAACAGTCGATGTGGGATTTCCTTTGGAACAATCCCAACGGCACTGTGTTCGACAATTATGGAGATACCCGAGCGAAGTCTGGTGGCGGTAAAGGCCCCGACTTCAAGTTCCGCAACGATTGCGGTAACGACAACCTTAAAGGGGAAGGACTGTGGGCCGATAGTATGCCTTCCGCTTTCCGCACTGCCGAAGGAATCGTAGAGTTTGCCAGTAGGTCGAAGGCACTCGAAGCGCTTCGGGAGCGGGTAGGATGAGCGAAGGGCCGACGCTGCTGGAAGCCTCCCTGATTGGGTCACTCATTGATGAGCGGCTCGATAATGTTTCAGAAGGTCAGTCTCCAGAGTCTGAAACATCTTCTGCAGTGTCGGCCCCCCATTCTCTTATTGAGCCCACCGCTACAGCTATAGACGGGTGGCTTGATTACTCTGAGAACCCTCAATCTCGTTGGATGACGGGGTTCCACAGATTAGATGTTCTTACCCGTGGTTTGGGTCGAGGGGAAATGATGTTGTGTGTGGGGCGCAGCCACTCAGGTAAGTCCCAGTTCTTGTATCAGTCGATTGTGAACACCGTGATGAACAACGACGATGCACGCATACTGATTTTCTCTCCAGACGAGCCACGGGAACTGGTGGTAGCAAAACTTTATTCCATCATGTTTGGGGTCAACGGGGCAGAAGTGGAACATTCCCTCCGCAACGGTGATCCTGAAGTGAAGAAACATCTACAGGAACTTGGGGAAACTGGCAATTTGTTTGATCGTATGATCATCCATGACGGTTCCCCCAGCTTCCGCATTATGCACGACGTAATGTTTGAAGCTGAAGATTATTGGCAGAGGCCAACGACCATGGCAATGGTCGACTATCTAGAATTGTTGGTACCCGATGCGAAAGAATCAGGTAGTCAAGCTGTTATCCGTTTGGCGCAAGCTTGTAAACGGTGGTGCAAGGAAGCCGATCTGCCCCTTGCAGTGGTTCACCAGTCAGGACGAGCGAACGAACGAGGAACCGCTGGAGGTATCTCTGTCGCTCGATACGGTGGAGAACAAGAATCGCATCAGGTCATAGAGATCTACCGTCAACGAGATAGAAAGAACTTGACTGCAGGTGAAACAGCGTTCCACCAAAACTCGATAAACATCAATCTGGTTAAGAACAAACGGCCACCCAACCGGCTCGAAGATCTTCTTTACTACATTGACGAGGATTGTGGATCTATCTCTGAATACACCACGGATAGGGAACCTAACTATGGGAATTAGCATCAGGGATCGAGAGGCTCGTTGGAAATGGGAGCAGGAAGGCATCGACCGAGGCTGGGTCCAAGGGTTAGTATGCAGCACCCATGACACGTACCTGACGGACGAAGAAGCGGAACAGTTTTGGGATGGGGAGGATCCATGCATTGTGGTGATGCGTGTTCTCGATGATTACACTCCTCCCGATAGAGGAAAGAGTGGCCGCTATTACACCTGTGTGAACCAGGTTTTCGATGAATTTAGATATACGGTTAGGGATCGCCGCCGCGGCAGAAAAGAATTTCGTGACTGGCGGAGACGCATTAGGGGCGAAACAGACGGGAGCGAAAGTGTCTGACGCAGACCTTGTCCAACGTTTCGCTCAACTCCACCAAGGAGGAGCGATAGCCGACTTGATCGGCGGACAAGTTCGACCCAGAAAAGACGGTGCCGGTGAACCGTCAGGTCACAAAGGTGCAGCATGGTACGTCAACGTAGAAGCACACCTATTTGGGGATGAACCTTTAGGGGTTTACCCCGTTCTCCGCGACTCAAACGAACTATGGTTCGGAGCAATCGACTGGGACATAGGCGACGAGGACTCTCTGGTCCACGCCTACAACGTCGAACAAGCACTCGCCTACCTCGACATCAACTCGTTCGTTGAAATGTCCAGATCTAAAGGCGTGCACTTGTGGGTCTACGTTGAAGAGCCCGTTCCTGCGGAACTGATGCGAAACGCACTGACCTCCATTTGCGACGTGGTAGGAGCACCAACAACAGAAGTGTTTCCGAAACAAGTTTCCCTTGAAGGTAAAACTTTCGGCAACTGCATACGCCTCCCTTACCCCAAGATCCGCTCAACGGGCCGCCAAGGCGTCCGCAAAGGATCATGGTCCCTGAAGCTAGAGGACTTCGTTGAAGCCGCCTACGACAGCAGAACAACGTCTGAGCATCTCACAAAAGTTGCTTTACTGGCGAAACCCAAACCTAAACCTGCGCCGCTACGTCAAGAACGCCTCGGAAATCGTCGTGAATACCCAGTCTGGCTAGATGATCTACTCAAATACGGGCCATCAAGAACAAGAGAAGCAGTTGACAGGTCAGGAGCCCTTTGGACTATCGCTGTAGGTTTAGCTTTCGCTGGTCACGACGCTAGCGAAATGCGTTCCGTTCTAATCGACTGGGACTCCCAATGGGGACAGAAATACACAAACCGTAGCGATGGGGACCTACAATACGACACACTGGTGTCGAAAGCTTTGACTCACGCCGAAGTCGAACAACAAAAGTTCAAACTAAAGTTTAGGGGTACCACGCATGGATCTTGAAGCCAGCTACTTCATTCACATCTCGTCAAGACCTAAACCGAAAGAGCGGCCACGGTTAACGAAACGAGGCCACGCATTCACACCCAAAGCAACAAAAGATGCGGAACAATGCATCCGAGACGCTTGGGAAGCCTCAAAAAATCCGACATTAGAAGGCCCCGTATCCGTCACCATTGTTTACAGCAAAGAAAGCACCTCGATATGGGTAGCACCATTCATTTCCGACACCAAAAACTGGGGCGGCGATGTAGACAATCTAATCAAACTCACACTTGACGGGCTTCAAGGTGAGGGAGGCGCTTTCCTCAACGACTCTCAAGTGCGTCGAGTGGATGCGATCAAACTATGAACTATTCGTTAGTGGAACGTTTCAACGGAACATGGGGAGACATAGCCGAAAGCCAGTTCGAAGCCGACTACCCCAACGCACTCCGCTACGGACTAAACAAACCCCCTCTAGGTTGGGGGGTCGAACGACTACCTCTGATGATGAGGTACACACCTGACTACATTCTCCCCAACGCTTTAGCAGAAGTGCAAGGCTTCGGAAAGAACGGATTGAAAATCAAGTTCGAGAAGCTTCGCGCACTCGACTTGTGGAACCAACAACTTCCAGTCTATTTTTGGCTGTGGAGTTCAGCGAGATCTGATAGCCTGTGGGTACCCCTCGAAGGGATTTGGGAATTAATCGATGGGAACAAAGTCACATTGGATTCTTACAACGACACGAAACGCGGTAAGGCGTACATCAAAATACGCCCTGGAGACTTGCCATGGGGTTTTCATGGCAGTCCGACGATACGGTAGACCGTCCACATACTCACGTCGAGTTCAACCCAGAGATCCACTGGAGGGCTGGTGGATGCCCCCTGACAAGCGAGTAGAACTAACAACCGACGAAGATCTAGAGGAAGCGGTGTCAGAAGCATTACGAGAATGCTGCGAAGATGACATCGACCAAATGGTTGTCGAGTCTTTATTCATCGCAAACCTGAGCTTGCGAAAAGCAGAAGATCTTACAGGGATTCCGAAAACAACTATTGCTCGGAGACGTGACGGGCTAAGAGTTCGTTTGGGAAACTATTTGAAACAAGAACCAAGTGTTCAAAAAAGATTAGTCACATCTCCTGCCCATCGGAAGCTATATCTATAAAGTCCATGAAGTGACCTAACCAACCGGCCACAAAGGAGCCCGCTCCCATGTTGCCGTCCTGTGCGTCTTGCCAAGCGCACACAAGTTCACTCACTTCTTCGGGGGTAAATACCAGAAGAATACCTAAACGCTCCTCGGCGTCTGGATCTCCTTTCACCCATTTGGCATGAGTGCCATCGTCCATCTCGAAAAGATTTCTGTTTCGAAGAAACTCTTCCTCGACTTCGCGTTCCACAGTTTGACCAGCTTCGGTCATCCATAAGGACCACTTCTCTTCGAGATCTTCCATTACGTTAGCGTCCAAGTTTTGTTTTAGCGAGGGACTTGAGGGAGGCAATTCCTGCTGCCGCCATAGCCGTTCCTGCCGCTTTGAGACTTGAAACATCAGTAACAACAAGAATAGCCAAACCAGCTTCGACGGCGGTCCAGATTGTTCGTTCAAACCAATCGCCCCAATCCATTTTCTTATTCATTTCAGTCACTTCTTTTTTTCCTTACTGATAGCTTGAAGAACGCCGCTTAGATTTACTAGCAGGCGCCTTAGGTCGTTGAGGACGCTTAGGTCTTTTCGGTTTTTTCATTTGCCGAACGGACGGCCACCATGCGCCTGATTTCCCAGTGCAGTGGATCGGAGCCAAGCTGCATCACTTTTAGCTTTAGTAGCCATGTCAGCATTATTCTCAGGCGATGACGAATTGTATAAGTAATCGTCGGCATCACCGAAAGTTTCTCCGAATTGTCCATATCCTTTGCCCTTAGGCATATTTCCATCTCCTCATTGAAGGAATAAGGCGTGAAAGGTTCTTACACCGCACACACCATCGGGCTTCAAATAGCCCTGTGATCGTTGGAACTGCTTCAAAGCAGCCGTGGTCTTGCGACCCCAAATGCCATCAACAGGCCCAGGATCGAAGCCACGTTCGGCTAAACGTTCCTGAACCACACGAACAGCTTCACCCCGAGATCGTCGTCGACGACTCAACGGTCGACGCACAATCTCAGATTTAATGTTTTCCAAATAAACAGCAGCACGTTGCACTGTTTCCTGTTCAACTACACCATTCACAGGCATCCCCTGTTGCAACCAAGAAGTAAGAAACGACCCAGGGCACGATGTGGAACCCAGCTTTGAGTGGGGTTTAACCCACAGCTTTCCCCCATAACGAGCCTGAATTTCCTCTATCTTAGCGCGGATTAAACGCAGGTTCTCCTCTGCAACCTCTGCTGAACCCCATCCTGCATAACAAATGCTTTCTGTTCGAGAGTTCCATCCTTTGGTTGCGCCCGAGATGACCCCTGCGCCACGGCCTTCATAAAGAACACCGTCTGAGATAAGCCAGTTGTATGCGATGCCACGCCAGCCTCTAGTTTTCATGTGGAAACGCTCGTAAGCTCTTACCGCATCTTCACCAGAAGGACCGTTCTTGACACCGCTATGATGCAGCACAATACCAACCACCCTTGACGGGCGTAGCCTAGAGAAAGGCTTTGCTGGCGGTGTGGCACCCCATTCGGTTCTGGAAACGTATCTCACTACAGGCTACTCAGGTGTGTCCCGCTAAACCCTTCGATTTTCTATATCGATGAGATCTCGCATGTCCTTCGAATGCCCAACTTGGTCTTTAATAAGCTGATTCGTGCGCTCACCACGATCATTAATGCGGAATCCGCCACCAAACAAAAAGGAAACCCAAGTAGTTATCATGCGTCGTTGTTTCGCTTCTTCATTAGCGAACATCCGCCGAGCCCTACCAAAAATAGGGGAGACTTGATCAAGCATATAAATGTTTTGATCACGCATTTTCCATTCCCCTTTCGAGTTCTTTTTAGCCATCCCTAGCGGTTCCAGCGCCTGCATCAAGCCAGGAATCTTCGCATAAACATGAGGAAGCTGCTGGTATCTTCCACTAAACGGAATGTCAGCAAACGATTGCTTATCGGCAAAAAGTTCGATAGGAGTTTTGACCCACGGATACATTGACTGCAATGGCTCCCGAACAAACGAATTTTTTTCTTTAGTCATCTGGAATAGATTACGGAAAGGAGTGTCGGGAGTTGCATAGATTCTGCCACCCAACCAACTACTCCCGCCAATCTTCCACTTCCATGGCAATCTAATCCCCATCAGATCATCATAGTAATCGGGCTTCACACCCTCTTCGGAAGATAGCGACTCGATGTGTCGTTTCGCCCGAAGCTGACCCGTCCATGCTTGAGGCGCTTTTCCGATTGATTCGATCAGCACAGGAATAATGTTTTTCTGCCACGTATAGAACGGTATAAACATTTTCAGTCTCCGTTCCGCTCTCGTCAAATCAGCATAATCAAAGTGATACTTATTGATAGCCCGTAAAGCATCTTCAGCGGAGCCACCTTTGCTCATTACATCGAACCCAAGAGCAGCACGTAACACAAACTCAGCGCGCTCATTCTGGGTTCGCACTGCAGCAGATAACTTAAAGTCAACTTTGGCGGGATTCCAACTGCCCTCGACAAACCCTTCAGCAAAACCCATTCTGGAACTACGATCAAAAGTTCCGATTCCTGATTTGATGGACGATTCAATTTCCGACCATATCTGGCCTGGGCTAACCGCCCCGCTTTCCATCAATTCAGCAAAAATATCCCAGTCTCTAGGGGAAACTTTACGATTTACCCCAAACATATTGTTCAGCCTTGTGGGCTTTCCCTCTTTGGCCAACAATCTAGCGCCCATAAGGATGTCTCCATCCCCAGCTTTACGTGCAGCTAAAGCCATGCCACCGACCCTGCTGTGGGTCCCCATTTCCACGCCAGCGACCAAACTGTTAATCATTGCGCCACCTAGCAAGTTTCGCATAATAAACCCAGGCGACATCACGGCTTGAGATTTCCACCAGTTGGCAAACTTAAGGTAGATCGCTAAAGCTTTTGAGATTTCAATGGGGTTATGTAGGCCCACAGAAGATTGAATAGCCGTTGAAAAAGCTTGAAATTCTGCTTCACCGAACCCTTCACCGCCGCCCATGACATAGTTACCGGCGCCACCACTACCGCTGCCGCCAACCTTTGCCGCCTTTCCTGGCGTTATACGGTTCCCTATTTGCTTAAAGCTCCCTGCCCAGTTGCTCACTGCACTACCGTAAGCATCGTTAAAAGCGTTCAAAGCGTTCCTGCTTTGCATCACCGCACGAATAGCATCTTGTTGTGTTTCTGCTCCGCTTACTTGGTCAAAGACGTTAGGCGACTTTCTCAACTCATCAGCTTCTAAAAGCATATTGTCAACTGCTGACTGCCGAAGCGCACCCCAATAAGCAATGTCTGCTTGAGCATTACGCATATTTTGCTCTGCTGGATAAACCTTTGATTGAGCATCTTCCATTTTGAAAGTCAAACTATCTATCTCAGCGTTAGCGTCTGCTATCTGTTGGTTGTACTGTGCACGTTTTTGTTTCAACGCAGCTACTTGCCTTCGGAACAAAGGCACATCGACTGCCGCAATCTGTTCAGCGCTCCCAGCAATGCCAACAGCAAATTCCCTTGGGATTCTTTCCTTACGGGATGACCCCCCTCCAGGCTCATACGCAGAACGACGCTTCTCAAACGTAGCTCTTTGCTTTTTCCCTTTTGCTCTAGCGTCCCTCATTCGCTCAACGTCGACGTAATCCGCAATGCCACCGATTCGGTCGTCTACGTTGTCGATGACACTGAGAATCCGTTCAGCCTCCGCAATTTCTTTATCTAAAGCTTGTAAAGCTGGAGCATTCTCAACACCCATTTCAATAGCTTTTTGCAAAGCGCGAACGTTAGCAGCACCTAAATCTATTCCCGCAGTAATCAAAGCGGCATGAGTTATTCCCTCTAAACGAGAAGCAGTCTCGTTCGCTTCAAGAAACGACATCGTTTTCTTATCTTTGTAAAGATCTTGAGCAGAACCAGTCGCAGATTTTTGCAAATTTTGAAGCCGAGAACTACCCGCGACTTTCGGATCGAGACTTGGGTACTGGTCCGAAATAACCCGCTGTGGATCCGAGGGCCTTATAGGTTGCTCTGGGTACAAAGCTTCGATAGCTGGGTGCACGTCGCTACCCATAGCCGCTCTGCCCTTTCCGAGCCTATGTCGTTGGGAACTTAGATCAACGCTAAAAGGAAATCCTTGACCTACTTCCATTGCAGGTGTGGGAACGCCGCCCAATTTGTTCTTCTTATCGACGAGCCCCATCGGAACACGAGAAGCAGTTTCGTCATTAAATCTGAAACCCCTATCTCGCCAATAAGCTCGACTTCGCTGTCTTTCTGCCCGCATCTTCGGTACGTCTCTGGCGATTGTTAAGCCTTCGTCCAACTCTCGTTTCACGTTCTTTATAGCTGTCCACAAATCCCTAGCTTGGCTGGGGTCCTCTGCGAACAGATCAAACATAGGGCGAACCGCATTCGGGTCAAACCAGTTAGTGGTAAACCCCCTGCCACTTGTCTCTGCTAGCCAAGAAGCCAATTTGGGTTGAGTTAAGTTGAACCAACGCCAAAGATCATCGTCATAAGGCATGTTGTGTGACGTGATCCTCTCATTTCTTACTGGTTCAAGCCAACTGTCGAGATTTTGCCCAGCGTACCGCTCTCCCAATACTTCCCCAAGTTCTTCTACCTCATCGAACCACTCGTCGAAATCCATCTGCCAAGGAGGGGGTCCAGCAGCATCAACCGCTTCCTGGGGCGAAAGATCAGGTTTGTTCGGATTTTCGTAGGTCATATCTCGATACTTGCTAGGCCCTCCTTCTAAGTCGAAGGCTCGGTTAAGCTCGCCACCCTGTCGATCTGCTGGCCTACCACCCACAGAGGGAGCATATTCCCGTGCTTTGGTAGTGTCGGTTGCGCTGAGCCCCCAACGAATATCGGCTCCACCTTCCAAGAAAAGATGATGTTGGAAAATCTCAGGATGATAGTCACCTAAGTAACGACTAGCTACCACAGAAGAAAGCAAATCGACGAGATCGTCATCGCCGTGTTCCGCAGCCATAAGGATATCTCTAATAACGTAACCGACTTGGCCCACATCTTCGGCTCGGTACAAAGCCGCTAATTCCCTTGCACCCATCGGCCCCAAAAGAGGGTCGTCCTTCAGACGAGACATCCCCATA